CCTTCATTCATCATACGCTTTCCGACGCCCAGCGCTATCACCAGTGTCCTCATACAGCATGCACATGTAGTCATGTACCGCAAAGGCCAATTGTATTGTATTTCCAAATCGTAGATTTGTGCGTATAGGCTCTAAGGACAAGCCCAGCCTTGACGCTACATCCGCGAACAGCGTGTAATCAGGCCCTAGTCGATTGTAATCATGTAAACTGTACATTGAATCTTTCATTCACGATGGAATGTTATCATAAACGCTACCATACATGTTTGTGTACCTTTCAACGTTAATTATTCCAGTGAAGTTCGCGACTACAAACTTCGGTTCAATTTGATCTATATATGGGTTACTCATATATCGCGCGATCGTGTTCGCAGTATTCTCGCCGAACAACGCATTGTAGAACACAGATGAAGACGTATACTCCAGCTCGTTTCACACAGAATCAATCGCCGGATGTCGCTCAATACGTGACAGCTCACGTATGTTCACCGTCTTCTTAATAACCAACTGATCTAAATCATATTTAACGTGTTTACTTATATCCATCTTGATATACTCGACGAGCTTACGATCTAAGCCGAAATCAATTAGCCGAACAAGTAACGCTACATATGCGATGTATACATCATAATATCTATCGTTCATGCTCATCACAGTTTTATCTATACTCAACTTCTCTTTCCTGTATATCGCGTTAATCAATGTGAACATGTTATTATATGGATAATGTTTCTTATATCATATCCTTCTATTGTATGCCACGACATCCAAATATGATTTACTAAGCGATATTTCATCACCAGTATATTTAGCAAAATACAACTTAATTATTTTATTGTACATGTCTGCTTTGCTATCACTACCTTTAATTGTTCTTCTTAATTCAGCGATGTGATCTCCTTTCTCAAAACCACGTTCCATTTTCGCAATCGGTGTGTCACCGATCAACAACGCAGCATCATCACCACCGCACATATAATCATCAATGTTTATCGTCTTATTTAACATCCTGTATGTCGCAATCTGAAAGAACGTCGAACAGAAAGATGTTAAGTAATCCCCTGAACATAGCTTGTTACACCTGTCAACGACATTTTCCTTCTGCTGTGGATACATTAGCGGATAGTCAAAACGCTCGCGATTTAGATGTTTTCATGTTATTGGCGTATCACGTGCTAACCGTCTCTTAATATCGAATACATCAATCGAAGACATATGAGCATCAAATTTATCGTAGTCAATACATACAATGCTCTTTCCTCTATTATCACCTTCATACCATTTTGAGAAGCGCTTCGACATTTGATATTGTGTCGCACTCAGTGACGAGTTACCATGAGCACCAATTCATCTATATATACCGCTGAATATCATATAGTCAACAAAACGCACCACAATATGCCGATTAAACGCTCATCTATATTTACCGCCCTGATCAAGTCGCATAGTCGTCTTCCACGTTCTATCGACGTCATCAATCATTTGTTCTAACATTGTAGGTGTCTTGTCAGCTAACCATTGTGCGGCTGTGAATCCAGATACGCCAGACGAAGAGTTCAGTGGCATACTCGAAATCGCATCAGCTCACATCCTGCTCAAGTTACCTTCCGGTTTAAGAATAGGTACCGTCGAGAATATATCACCATCCCTTTTATGTATTGGCATTACAGGCATGACATTAACCATCGCATCAATTTGATTCTTCAACCGTTCCTTTCCCGCTTTCAATTCGTGTAGGAAACCGAGTGTTCGGCCCGGCTCATTCGCAATTGCACTGCGACTAACGTCTGCAGCATCTTGGAAAGATCTGTGTTTATGCCCAATCATCTCATCGTACGTTTTGT